TTGTTGGTGAAATAGTATTGTTTAAAAATAAATGGAATAGGGTTGTAGTTAAAAACCTGGAAAATGGAGAAGTTGAAGAGATCTCAATAATGAACATTAAGAAAAAGGAGGTGTAAGGTGAGTAAGTCTGACAAAAGCAACGACAACGATGGCGTAATAGCTGCCTTAATTGCTGTTATAATTATTTTTACCGTAGCAAGTTTTATTATCGGAAAAAACCTTGGCAGGTTGGATCAAATACTTAATGAAAATAAAGGAATTTGTCAGCAATATTGTAAAGATTATAAGGAATACAAAAAATGTATTAAGGAGTTGCAAGGTGATACACTTTGATGATCCATACTATCAAGAGATGTTTGATGAAAAAGCAGGTAAGTATCTGGAGTTGTACGATAACCCAGATGAAGCAGATAGAAGAGCGTATAATGAGGTGGTTAAATTTAAGGAGGAGGAGTTGTGAAAAAGAAGAAAAAGAAACGCTACAATTTAAATGCAATCTTAAAGAATGCCATCCGTAGAACATGGGAGTACAGCCAAATGAGAAAGGATGCCATAGATTTGTGCAAAATTTACGCTCCAAGATACAAGAATAATGGAGAACGGCACAAGGTAGATGCAATGATTGGTTACAAGTGCCAGAAATGCTGCGAGGTGGTCGAAAAGATAGAGGTGCATCACTTAGTTCCGGTAGCTCCAGAAAAGGGCGTGAAGTGGAGTTGGGATAGCTATATAGAGAAAATGTTTAACGGTAAACAAGTTGGACTTTGCAAGGAGTGTCACTTGAGTTACCATCCAGAAAGGAGGAAGAAGAAGTGAATGGAAGTAGAGGTTTTATAGGTGGTGGATCTTTCTGCTTCGCACCAAACGAGGATGATCTTGAGAAAGAAGCGTGGGAAGGTGAGCAGGATGATTCTATTATGAGCCAACAGCCTGTAAAGGCTAGTGACGATAAAGAAGAGGATTATCACGCTCACAAATTTGACCAAGGAAAGACTGACTATAGCTTGATACCTTATGAAGTGCTGGTTGATCTTTACAGTTCTGATAGTGAAAGTTTATGGTCTAGTGCTTTCAGAAGGCTGTGTGAAGAAATAAGTATGGAGTCGCTAACTGCAATAGCTGGAGTAAGGATGGTTCTTGAATATGGGCTTGAGAAGTACGGTCAGCGTGACTCATGGAAGAATGTTCCTGATGGACGTAATAGGTATTTAAGCGCAATGTTTAGGCATCTGATTGACGATAAAGGAGAGCCTTACCCTGACGATCATGTCGATGAGGAGAGTGGTCTGCTGAGTGTTAATCATGCTTTATGCAATCTATGCTTTCTGATATGGTTTGATATTAATGAATGATTTAGTTTGATCTTAGAATCCCGTGATGTTTGTTCCACGTGAATTGACTATTCTAGTTAAGTCTGTTTTCCAATTAGCCTCGGCAGCACCGTATCTCATGCTATATATTCCATATTTAAGAATGTAATCACCAGCAGCATTATTCGTAATTGTTCCTGCGGGACCACCCTCAACAACCAGTACGATAGACTTGCTTGATGACACAACCTCTGTGTCTGCAAATATTGAATGGTAATACCCAGTAGGGAGTACAGAACCACTATATGTGAAAGTTACTGTCACCTCTGCTGTGTCTGGCTCTGCTATATCTATAAAAAGATCAGTCTCGTTTCTAATGTTAACTGAAACGCTGGTTGTGGCAGATGGAATTGAGATATATCTAGCAGATCTTGGTTTAAGCCTCTGCGTAAGCAGCCAGTTAGTTCCATTTGATACAAACTCCAAGCTTTCTTTATTGGTTGTCATTACCATTTCGCTTACATATGCCTGAAATTCATCTTGGAAACTTCCTGCTGCTGTCTCAAGCTTTACATACTGCATTGATTCTGTTGCTGTTTCTGATGTGTAATCCTGAACTTCTTCAAAGATAAACTTAACCTTCTCATTATCATGGCTTGCTGGGTCTGGAAGAGTTACTGTCAGTGCATTCGCTACAGTCGAAGCAGTTGATGGCTCGACCTTAAAGATGTCACTCATGTTTGATATGGTTGTGTCTGATATGATCTTTGCAACTGATGTTGTCTTTGTTGGTGTCCCAACTTCCCATTTGGATGTTGTGCTGTTGTATATTGGCAGATCACCATTGGCAACACCTGAAGTGTCTGTGTCTGTCAGCGCACTGTATGTTGTTGTGGGTGAATTAACATTGACTGTTACCTTTAAAACTCCTCCAACATTTTCAGCAACAAATGATATGTCATCACTTCCTGCGTTTAGCTTGTTGATAAGGTAATCTGGATTTTCATCTGATGAATTGACTGCAACCTTATACTCGTTTAATGCTGTTCCTTCTGCTGTTATATTTGAAAATTTACTCATACCTAGTCCTCCTCTAACAATTTAATATCTTCAGTTAATAGATCCCAAGAAGCTTTAACACCGTTTATAAACTCGTCCTTACTTCCAAACATCTTGACCATGTCATCAAACATTACGTTCGTTCCATTGTAGGCATCTATAATATGATCTGTTGATGGAACTTTCAAACCATAAGATCTTGAACTCTCCTTCATATCTAAGTCATACCCTAACTCATCAGATACTTTCAATACAGCATTTGTGCCTGTGCCTTTAAATAACTGGTACGTAGATTTCATTAGAGATGTTGGATCCATAGCTCTGTCTATTAATGAATCATAGCTCATAACCTGAGACCCATACGTAGACCCATACCCATATTTATCAAACATTTCAACGACTTCATTATCTTCACCTATATAATTCTTCATAGCTTTATGCATGCCATACGCTAAAAGTGTTGATGAAAACACCATCAATAATGGAACGAAGTTTTTCTTCCTTGATTTTTCGACTATACCTACAAGGTTGTGCCTGTTCTTTACGGACCAGTTAGTAAACCTAGTTATAATCCTTGCTGATCTTCCGTATGGTTTAATTTCGTTCTGATATCTAGGAGCATCATTAATTCCATAACCAAAACATAATCTCTCAACCCATGCAGCAGCGTACAGATCTTTAAACTCTGTGAAGTCACCTGTCTTAAGAGATGCATCAAACGACTCTTCAAGACCAAGTCTTCTGCCCTCACCCATGATATCGAAGTGTAGGTCTTCTGTTATTTTGTTATATTTCTTTTGGGCATGCTTTGCATTTTTAGGTTGCCACATATTGCGCTTGAGTACTTCATCAAAATATCGTGTACTTCTCAATGCAACAGTAACCCTAGCTGTAAGATCCGAAGCTCCAAGTGGATAAAGTTGGATTTGATTTAAGTGTTCCAAGGAGTCCTTCAAGATATATGTGCCAGCAACAGCCTTCTCACCAAAGCTATCCATTTTTTTCATATCTCTTATTTGCAAACCTATACCTTGCTTCACTCCGAAGTTTGACATGGCAGTATATTCTAGGTGTGTGTCGGTCAAATTCTTATCAAACACTCTAGCAAGCATAGCTTTCTCAGGGTTGCTTACATCTTTTCCTAGACCAGATATGTATTTCTCCTGATAGCCTTTCCCTTTAATTACTAAACTAGGAAACCTGCCTAGTGCAGCAGCGGCATCTTTAGATGCTTTAATTGGATTTAACCCATATAAATATGGAAGCCCATTATTCACTCCCTGTACGGAGTTTCTTGCTAGAAAAACTGGAGCCAAAGAGCCTATGGCAAGCATTGATGCATTATCCACAGGCACACCAAAAGCATTGTCAATAGCTTGGAATACTGGATTGATGTAGTTTACTGATTGCTGCATTTTACGGTTGCCTCTAGCCAGTAAGTAAACAGCTTTCTGCATTTTGTCCATATTCATTAGCTTGCGGAACTTCACATCAGATAGCTTGTAAGGTTCTCTGCCGTTCTTCATTCCGAAAGTGTCGTTCCATAGAGTATCAACTGCTTTATTTTGACCTCTCAATGCCATTGTTTTCATGGTCTTAGCAAAGTGTACACTCAGCTCTTCACCCGGAGTAAGCCTATGCTCAACCGACTTCTCACCTAAAGCCATCGAATCAATCGTTCTTCCGAATCTGCTGTTAACAAAGTCTTGGTCGTCTAAATCAATCCCTTCTTTTGCTTTCAGTGCAGCCTTTCCAGCATCGCTCCATTGTCTTGGGTGATACCAATTCCCTTCATCAGCATCAGATATTTCATCAAAGTTTTTCTTCTTTTTGAGTATATCTATTCTTCCATCTGGTGTTGCGTGATCCATTTCAAATATCAGATCTTCATTTTGCTTTGAAAAGTTACCCATCTTTCTAGCGTATGCTATATCTTTTAAAGATAGATCCATTTGAACTGAAACTTTACGCTGAAATTCAGGTGTCAGCTCTCCCTTTAATTGAGCATTATACATTTCATCTGCGTATGCTCTGGCTTTCACCATGTCGACACCGTTGTCGTGAACATGTTGAGATATTTGTTTTTCATCCAGCACGAAACTGTTTCTAGCTCTTGACTCAATAACATTCCCTGCTCTAAACTCTTTCTGTAACCCTATAGCTTGAACCTTCGTATACTCGTTTGTTGCTAATTTAATTATTAGATCAGTATCTTCAGAAAGATTCCTAGCTAGCACTGCCTCCTTTGTAACCTCAGCAGCTTTATCAAATGCCTTGCCTACTGTCTTTATAGGATGGGTGACGGCTTCAGTAACAAGTCTTTTGATCTTCAAATCAACTCGCTCAGAAGCATCAGAGTACATTTTAGATTCAGCAGATTTATACGACTGCAATGCATCCATATATTTCTGCCCTATATTACCAAGCTCTTTCTCTGTGACTGAATGAATCACTTCCTTTGGATCATCTATACCCCTCAACTCTCTAACAAGCTCAGGCGCAGTTTTCGTGTCCTCAAAGCCCATGTTCTTTTCAAACCTATTCACATGGTCAACCAGTGAGTCGAGATACTTCATGTTATGAACTTCTTCCACAGCATTATCTAGCTTTACCGAGAAGTCTTTTGCACTCTTGCTGTCAAGAAAAGTTTTAGTAATAGCATGCTTGAGAGAATCATCACCTAGGTTAAGCTGTTTCATTTCAGCATCGATAGCCCAAGATTTAGAGGCATCAACAGGTGTTTCATTGTATATCTTTTCGCCCCATGCAGTTAGAGGGCTTTTCATTTTCTTATTATAAGCAGATTTAATCCCCTTGTCATCGAGATCAGGTTTGTCATTTTTTATTTTCTGATACCAATATCCTGACAGACCATCCTTAAGTTTAGCTGTAACCTCAACCAAGTCTTTAGCCCTACTTCTCCTAGCTTCTGTTTTGACAGCCTCAACTACATTTTGATTCTTAACCTTCTTTACTTGGTGGGTTCTCCATTGCTTCCTAGCCATGTCAGGATCGCCAGTTATTTTCGCAATTTCCAGAGCTGCATTGAACAACTCCTCCCCTGTTTTTCTCAGCCTTTTCTCATTGATCTCTGTTCTAGTTACTATATTTACAGAAGGATCATCTATTGGCTTCATTATATCTCTTGTGTTCTCAACGAATTTCTCAACAAGGTTCTCTCTCATTCCAGCACCTTCCTGTTTTAGCAAGTGCCAGTTGTTCGCAGCCCTGAAAAATGTGGAAAATAAGCCAGCTGTAACTACTGACTCCCATTTTGCACCACCAGTTCCCCTTTCCCCAGCAGCAAGAAGTGCTTTGTCTAGCATTATACTTTCAGTAGCAGCAATAGTCGAACCCTCAATAAACCCTTTAGCACCTTCTTTCGCTATTTGTGCTTTAGCACCTGTTAGTTTTGCAGCTGATTTACTTAGTATGTTTTCAGCCACACGAGACTTGTTGAGCCATTTATATATAAGTCCTGCACCTCTCTCAAGTGCCTCAGGAACCACCATTCCAGCCGTAAAACTAATTCCAGCTGTAAGTATTCCATTGAGCTCTGCTTGAGCTTCTTTCCCTGTTGTACGCTCCATGCTTTCAAGTTCATTGAAAACGGTAACCCCTGATGTTGTAGCTTGAACACCTTCGAAAGTGCTAAGTGCACCTAGTCTCAAAACGTTTTTGGTTGCCTTTGCGCCTATGGTGTCTGCCATAAATTTAGTCACCTTAACCCCAGCTGAATGAGGTAGCAATGCACCGCCACCTTTAACTAACCCTCTAGTTAAAATATAATCTCTCAGCATCGATGTTCCAAAGTATACTGTGTTGTGTATTTTACTCGCAGCAGGATCTTCCTGTATAAGCTGTTCTAAAGTTGGATCTGCTGTAAACATCAAGGCTTTCGTAACACCGCTTGCAAGAGAATATGCTAATTTCCTGTCAGACTGTATCAAGTCTTTTTGATCCTCTATCATTTTAGCTCGATCTGTTCGTTGCATCATTATGTCACTTGCCAATTGCTCCGTAGTTGGATCTTTAGCGAGCTCCTCTCCGTGCTCTTCCATGTATGTGTAGGAAGGTTTATCATGGAATGGCATCTGCCCAGCCTGATACTTATCTGAATGAGCTAGCAATTGTGTGATTCCTGCTGCCATCCACTCCCATGTGGTAGGCTCTCTATCAACAATCTCTACATCCTCATCAGGGTGAACAGGTATATCTTCTTCTTTAATGGGCGGGTCTATCTCTGATGCACCCTCAACATCTTCGTCAACAATATCTTCGTCAGTATCAGGCGATAGCTCCGGTGCCTCAATAGCTGGCTCAGACTCGACATCTGGTTCAACCTCAGTCTCTGTGTCAACCGACTCAGGCTTTTTCACCGCACCATCCACCTCTACCAGCTCAACATCATCACCTTCTGGAATCCCCATAACCAATTCCTCGTCTGGATGAGGAGTTCCAAAGACTCTTATCTTCTTTTTACCCATCTATTGTCCCTCCTCTGCTTTTTCTTTTTTGAGTGCTTTAACTCCCTTAACAAAATCCCTAGCCTGCCTGATTGATTTAGGCTTACCACCGCCACCAGCGATTATTCTGCTTGTTAAATCGCTTATTTTTGCAAGCTCTTTCTCTTCGAGCTTGTCAGCACTCTTAATTGCTCTATAAAGAATGCTAGTTAGGTGTGACGATTTCTGCATTGTTTTCCATTGAGCACTCTTTAGCTCGGCTCTATTTCTTGCAGTCCTAAAATGGAATCCAGGTATCTCATTGTATTTATAGCCTTTTGCGGAAGCCTTTAAGCCTAGGCTAGCCAAGTTTTGTAGGTGAGCCTGTACTGGTACGGTGTTAGTTGTTTCCATGAATGTGAGTAGCTGATGCAATGATGATATTGTGTGTTCTAGCTCTGCCCTTTTCCCCCCATTGCTGCGGAGTTCACTCAGCGTATATATGGTATCGAGATCTTTGAGACCATCTGTGTACCCCCTGAGAGATTGTATAGACTGTTTCCAGTGGTTTTTCCCTAGTTTTGTTGATGTTATATCGTTCACCTCTGACACTATACTGGGTGCGTTTGCTATATTTATAAGATCTTCAGTTACACGAAGTCCTAGACCTCGCCTTTTTAAGTTAGCTAAATGAAGTTTCATTTGCTTAAGCGAAGCCATGAGGTTAGCTTTTTGCGCTGTTATATCGTTCTTGTCAGCAGAGATCATTCTACCTTGAAAGGAATCTAGCCCAGCCTTTTCATTCTCAATAGCATCTATTGCTACTGCGTATTGCTTATCAGAAACCTCTCCTTGAAATTTCAACCTATCGAGCTTTGCCTTGCCCTCATCGAGAGCCGCCTTGCGATTATCAACTGCTATCTTCTCAATGTTGAATGAGTGTTTTACAAATTCCGTAATCTCATTTCTGCCAGAAGCATCAACCGCTTTGAGGTAAGCTGTCATATATGCTTGAGTGTCTTCTCTGTTTTTAGATAATGACATGTTGTATGCTTTCATTAAGCCAGCATTATGCTTCTGTCTGGACTCAATGCTTGAAATCATTTCGTTAACACCCTTCTCGGTTGCTACAGCAGAAGCTCTATACCCAGCTTGTCTGCCAGATACAGCACCCATAATCCCAGTCATGCTTTGCAATGCTGATGTTATAATTGCTTGCTTCATGTCTATGCCATCGTCCTTCAATGTTGGAGCTTCGGGTGTGATGCCTTCTAGTCTCTCAAGACCAGCTGCATAAGCATCATCAAGCCTTTTGTTTGCAGCTTTCTGTCTAGCATCGAAGCTAACCATTGGATCAATTCTAGGGTCAGTCAACTGTTTCAGCTTATATTGAGCTTGAATATCCCTCTCCAAAAACTCCGCAGTTGTTTCCTTTAGCTCTACATCAGTCTTCATCTTCTCCATTGCTTTCTTCTTTTCCATTAGCTCACGCTCTTCTTCATCCATAGGGATGTCACGAGCCTCTGTCTTCAATTCCTTAGATTCCTTTTCACGCTCTAATACCTTTTCACGCATTTCTTTACTTAAAGCTCTAAGCTCCTCGTCTGATGGTTTATACTTGCTGTAAACCTTGTTAAGCTCCTTTTCAAACTTAGAGCCTACACCAAGATCTAAGTAGTCATACTCATCACTATCATCAGTCTCAGCCTCAACGTCAACCTGCCTGAAAGGTCCCATCGAACCACCAGATGTCAACACTTCACTAGGTGTTTGATCTTCAGCAACGACTAAATTGTTACTCTTCTTTTTTGTATTAGTCTTTTCTGTTTTCGCCATCACACTATCCCCTCAATATCCAATCCACTAGCATTGTAAAAGTCACTCATCTCTCTCAACTCTTTATCGTATAATTTTTCAACACTTGCCAATGAGTCAACTGCATTAATAGCTTCTGTATCTTCTGGAGAGAAAGCACTGCCCTTATCAAAGACACCGCCACCTACATTTGGAATCGCAGCAACAACACCAGAGCTGCTAGCCACATCCTTATCTGCCTCGCTTGCCACTCTATCAGCATTTGACTCTTCATCTATAACACCAACCAATTTAGTTACAGATGTCGCTGTTTGACCAACTGATTTTATGAAGTTCTCTTCAGCAGCAGCCTGTAGCTTCTTGTCCCTATCTTCCTTTGCAACTTCCATTTGTCTGATTATCTGAGCTTGCCTTTGAGCTTCAGCAGTTGCCTGTCTTGCTTGGGCTAGATTGCGTGTTGTGGCTTCAATATCGGCTGTAGTGATAGCTTCTGAAACCTTCCTTTGTCTTTGCCTTACTTTCTCAGTAATGTTCTTAGCGAGGACGTCACGCTCAAGTGGTGATAGCTTGGACATTTCAAGTGCAGTTGCAAATTGAAGTAATTCCCTACCCTGAAAAGATCCAGCTTCACTCATTCGTGCTGCTTGCTGCTGAGATAAACCCCTTTGCTCTGAAGCTCGCTGTGCTTGCTCAAGTGACATTGCAGCTATTGATCTTTGTTCTCCAGATGGACCTAAAGTTTGATCCTGCTCTCCAAAAAACAAACCAATGCCTTGAGCTGCTAATGATCCTAATGCACCGCCTGCGGATGCACCTGCAACAGCACCGGGAGCATTACCATATATGCCACCAATGGCACCACCGATAACGCTACCGCCTGTCTGTAGACTTAGACCAACATTCCGTTGCTCATCTTGTGATAAAGCCATTTAACTCTCCATTATGATAAGTTTAAATCTTTTATATCCTGAGCCAATTCACACAATAGAGTGTCGGCTTCATCTGAAATTATCATTTGATCGGTATATCTATTAAGTATTTCGTTTGAATTTATACCACTTAGATTCATGAACTGACCTGTTGTTAGAATGTCTATTTGATCTGGAACCATTTGATTTGCTTTGGTATATAGATCTAAAAAGAATTCATTAAGCATATCAGCAGTTATTGTATCTCCTTTTCGTAATCTCATTATAAATACCTCCAGTAAAAAATAGTTCCTTTCATGGTTCTGTATTTCCCTTTAGCAGCTTGGTCGTATGATATGCCGTCTATGTATCTGTTGATGTGTATGTTTTGTCCTGAAATTGACTTACTCAACCCTTCGTCAGTCTCATCACCATCGTTGGAGCGAAAGGCACCCCAGTTATCATCAAGCCTCACAAATGATCTGAAAGCTGTGTAGCCATCAGGCACCCTAAATGATGTCAACTGCTCTTCAAGTTTAACAGATATATCCTCCTGATACAAATCCACTCGCATTGATCTCAAATACCTTATGATCTGCTCAACCTCTCTTACCTGATAGGAATTTACGGTGGACTGAGAATCATATGGAATGTTTTCTTTGTCATACTTCTCAGTTCTTTTCAGAACATCAATAAACTCATCTGTTAAATACATGAAGTTGTCTGCTGAAATTCCACTCTCTATTTTATCTGCAAGTTCATTTATTTGATTGTACAATGTTTTATTAAACCCCTGTTGGGTGCTTAACTTCATCATGATAACACCTCACATAGAATCTCAACGTCTATAAACACACTTAAATACTTACCTTCAACCCAAGGGTTTGCTTTTAAGTCAAAGAAGTTTCTTATATTAAACTCTATATATTCTGGTGTGTTTACAGGATCGTCAACAACAATCTCCACACGAGCATAATCAGTACCTGATGTCTTGTCTTCAAGATTATGCTTAACTCTCACATATGGGGTAAACACATACCTTCCTGACGCATCCAATATCGGAACAACATTTGGACTTTTAGGAATCACAATAGTTCTCAATGAAGGCGATGATATAGCTCGCTCAGCATTTTCCTGAACATCCTTGGGATTAAATCTCGGACTGTAGAACCCCCAAGAGCTATTGGTAACTTTCTCAACACCCCCAATCCAAGACATGGTTATGCTTCCTTTTAAAACTGTGTAATCCCTATTTGCATCAAGAGCAGTGTAAAGACTCTCTATTGTCTCCAAACTATCGGTGTCCTTTGCAGCTATGTATTTATCAGCGACTATTGGCTTCACTGAGGATGGATAGTCTGAGATGTTTTCAGCAGGATACTTCAGCTGGCTTGTCCCTGATTTCATAAGATTATCACCATCCACATAGCCCTGCATCAATCCCAACAGCCTAGTCATAGCTGTGTTTATATCGGTATTTGTAACCGTCATTGTCTCCTTGTTCACTTTAGGCATCAAACTCTCCATTAAAAATTAAACCTGTTGGTAATATTGTTATGTAGAATATTGATATGTCGTCTTCCAATTCTAATTTAGCTTTAACTCTAAACTTAACTGAATAGGCATTCCTACTTGCTGTTGCAATTTCACTAACAACAATTGGCTTGGAGCTTCTGTATCTGATCTCATCATTTAAAAATGCAGATGTCTCAGATTTTGACCCTTGCCCAACAGTTCTCAGATTGCCTTGGAAGGTATAGTTTCCGTCTGACGAATAGGTAACATCCAGTTTAGCCAAAGATACTGCTGATGAGATAAATGCCCTTATATTCTTATCCTTAACTTCATCAGTGTTGAATATGATGTTTATTGTGTCAAGGTAAGATTCATAAGCGGACCCTCCCTCGTACAAAGGCACACTTATTGAGCTTTTCCCGTATGTTCCACCACCAGCCGTAAATGTCTGCGTGTCTGGATCGTAGGTATATGTTCCGCTACCGTCACTATATGTGTCGATATCAACTTTCCTTGTATCACAGAAATCCTGATAACCATAGCTCTCAAGGAGTAAATCATACCTAGCCATTATGCACCTCCTCCGCCTGTTGTTGGTGAAATATAGAATGAATTAAATCTATCTGGATCATCATATATAAATGTGACAAGTTTTCCATTATAGTGGCTTAACTTCCTTATCTTCTTTCCATACTCAACATGTTTATCCCAGATAGATAGTTTATCATTAAACCTATATACATTCTCACCATCACTTACATATAACATGTCATCAAATACTGTCATTTCTGGATCGTCACCAAACTCTATATTTGTGATTGCTTCAGAGACAACATCATATTGGACTAAAGGCACATTGTTTTCTGAGAATACCAAACGTCCACGAACAACCATTCCTTTATCATCTACAAAATAAACCTTATCACCAGACCCTACAAGCTTCTTTGCTCTCCTAGTCGCTGATTGGAATTGCTGACCTTTACCATTCACTCTAACGATTCCTTTCTCTGTGAACAAAAGAACACCGTCATATAGACCAGTCATGTGTTCTATGGTAGATCCAACTGTAATCGGATTTGTAAGAACTAAGCCATCTTCTCCAATCCACAATTTATTCTCCTGAACAACAAAGACCTTTCCTGCATTAAACACAATGCTCTTCGCAGCAGTAATTAATTCCTGAAAAGAAGGTATGTCATATGGAAAGCTAGTTATGGATTTGTTTTTAGTCCAAGTTACAGGGCTGTTTATTTTAACTACTGGACTTGTTAAGTGTGCGCCACCATCAAATTGCACATCCATGCCATTAGGTGCGTAGTTTTGATTGCCGTAAACAGTTGATGCCACAATGGCTCCATAGGTGAAGTTGTAGCAGTATGTTGCAGCTTGACCGAATCCCTTTTGAGCTATGGATATGATCTCATCATTCGACCAAACTACTAATCTTCTCTTTTTAAGTTGTTCTTCTGTAACCAAAGTTAATGATTCTGAATCAACAGGTATCATTATTGAGTTCTCAGCCTGAGATATAGCCAATGTGAATGTATCCAAACCATTAATATCTAACTCGTTTGATAGACTTGTCTTTGAATAGCTCCAATGATTGCCACACTTATTAGTAGCTTTAATTAAAGTATCAGATGTGACACCCGTTATCTTTATGCCAGAAGCAGGGAGATCATAACTAGTGTTTGAGCTAGGACTGACAGCCACATCCACAGAACACGTGTAGACCCTTCCAAAGAACCTGTGTTGCAATGTGACGTTTGCTGCACCTGAATCACTTGGGTCCCAAGTGCTGGCATCTCTAGTAACATTAACTATATGTGTAACCTTTTCATATGACTCAGATATATAGGAGTCTGGAACATCTAGCTTGTATATTTGCCAAGCGTATGCGTTTGCTGATAGCACATTGTAGTTTGACGCTGTATAAGTCCTGTTGGGTTTTGGAGTTGCAAACGGGTTTCTCACAAGGGAATCTCCTGAAGCCACTAAGTCGCCTCCAAAATACTCTGTATAGAAATCATCCCTAGATCCAGTATATGCATCGTAGGTATTTGCAGATATGGTTGACTCTATAGGTGCTGATAGACTTGCTATAGCATGCTTGCCGTCAGATAGATTACTAACCTTTAAAATACCTTCAGTTACACCCAAGCATGTGGTATCTGAAGATGTTAATTTAGGGATGATAATATAAACACCTTCTGGAAGACTTTGCACAATTTTACCATTAGCAACAGTTGGTTGAGCATGACTTGTTTCCATTAGGTCAGTGTTCCAGTCAGCACCGCCTCCCGCCTCATCCTCAACATCTCCCCAAGACACAAACATGAAAGCATCGACCTGCTCTACAGTATCTGGAGTGAAGCTTGAAACCAGTTCATATTTACCCGTATCTTGATCTTTCACTATATATTTTGTTCCTGTTTCTGACTCACCGTCCCTATCATACCCGTTGACGACTGCTGTCGATAGTGGCAATGAAGAGAAAACTCTTTTCGCATATTCGGGATATGAAACTGTATCAGAGAATTTAGAAATAACACCTGAGTCATTCATAAATGCAAATCTAAAGTCTCCTTTTATTGGAGTTATCCTATGGTCTGAAACCTCTCCAGCATAGGCACCCCTGCATTCATAGTTTGTTGCATCGATTATATTTACGAAACAATTTATATCCCTCGTAAGTCTTGATCTTTCGACTCTGTTTTTTACATCGTAATCTGTTGTCATGGTATATGGTCTGTTAGTTTCAGAGAATCGAACAATACCATCTCTTACAATTCTATAAGCTTCACCAGTATTACTAACAACTATGTAGTATCTGCCTGTATCTAATAGCCAGAATTTATCACCTGTTTTAAATTGCATGTGATATGTAGCCTCACTTGCACCTGTGGTGAATATGGGTTCAAATCCATCCTTGCAAAGCTTTATATTTATCTCTGGATATGCCTCTGAAACAACATAACACTCACGCTTCGCATTTATGCAGAGCAATAGGTTGACACCACTTATGTTTATTTCTTCCAACAGGAGCCATTTATCAGCCTCTGTATTATCATTCATAACAATAGAGCCTTTCCTTTTGACAACAGCTCCATTGTCTATTTCCATATTGTTGAGATCCGAAACATATCCATTGATAGCATCTCTATCAACATCAATCATTCCTTTCTCAAATGTAACCTTTGGTCTGGATATAAGTCTTGATAGCTTATTGCTCTCACTGCTTCTACCACGTCTAGCCATATCTATCTCCTTCTTCCGAAACTTCTACCCCTAAACCTTCTCAAACCCTTTGTTTTAACAGTTGTGTTAGCCATAGCCCATTGCGCTCTTTGCCTTTCAAGGTTACGTAAATCGATGTCACTGAATGCTTCACCAACATTACCGTATGCCCTCTCCTTAACTTCAAGCTCAAGAAGCTCCATGAAGTCATCAAATCTAACATCAATTAAATCAGATGGCTCAACAATAGTGCTAGGCTTCTCAACAACAATAAGTTTCAGGATGTCGCCTTTAGACCATCCATCTTCGTTTATAATAACTCTGTCCGATACAGCACGTATTTTCGAATTAATAAAAGAACTATCTCGAATAATCTCCCACCTATTATCTGAATAAGCTTTACCTGAGACTATTGCATATATATCTGTAGGAGCAGTCCATTTTGATGAATCTGCTGTGAATATGTAATCATACTCTTTTTGAAACTTAGCTTGGTTAACTCTCATAAGGTCGAGCTTAACTTGATTTGTAACTCTTATAGCTGCACTGGTAGGTAGTATCCTGTAGTCATCAGCATTCTCGCTATAGTCACCATCTTCAATTTCTTGTTTTAGAACCCAATCTAAGTCGTTGAAAAACTCATTGAAAGTATCAGACATTTAAGCCTCCAAAAGAAAAGGGAGAGCCGAAACCCTCCCGAAAATAAACTTAAGCGAAAGTAACTAACTTGGAAAAGATCTGTCCGTTAGTTCCAACGATGTTGAACCATATTGACTCTGTTGCTGTATCAACAACATCCATGTTGAGAGTTCCGTCTTGAATAACAACTCCACTCATTTTTGTTGCAACAATCGGTCCCCAGTAGATTCCACTTCCACCAGAAGTAATAGAAAGCTCAGTTGTTACTGCATCAACAGTATACTGATTTACTCCAGCACTATCGGCTGAAATGAAAACGCTAGCGAAAACATCATCAGTAAGTGTAACACCATTGAAGTCTTTGCATACAGCAGTAAGAGCGATAGTATCTGATCCCTCTGCACCTAGTGAAAATTCAACGCTAGAAATTACTTTTCCAAGCCCTACGAGAGCTTCATTTCTTGTATCATAACTCATGTCATTTCTCCTTTATTATAAATTAATACTCTTAACTAGCACCCAAAGCAATATAACCACATGCTCTTGGCTCAGTAACCATAAGTGTCTGTGTAACATCCCATTCAGCAACATCTTTAGAGTTGTTGTTTGCAGTTGTATCAACAGGAATCAATTTAAGTGACTGAACACCCTTATTGATTTTACCATCAGCAACATGAGTAATCATCTTAACACATGTAGGATCGAGAACCATTCCCCAATCTGAACCTGTAGCTGTAAGTGTTCCATCTGTGATAGTTTTGTTGAGACCAATAGCACCGTCATCTGGAACTAACCACAATTTTCCCCATGCTGTATCAAGGAATTTCATGTCAACATAATAGTTGTCATTGCCCGGAAGCTGGAATCTACCTGCATAAATACCTGACTCTTGCTTACCCATCTGTACAAACTTATTGATAAACTGAGGACTACCGAACAACATTTTTTCATAATTGCTTCCGTATTTAACGAAATCAACCATGTATTCATCCATCATGTTTGATGTGATACCTGTTGCTTGAGAGAGTTTTCTAACTCCTTTAAGTCCAGTTAGAGTAGTTCCACCAGCACTTACGCATGGTGTGTTGTCTGCTCTAAGGAATTTGTCGAATCCACCCATAACGCCAAGTCCAGCGAAGTTAGCTTCTGCAACTTTACTGTCATTTGATTTGTAAAGGAATTCATTCATTCCTCTCATGATTTTACGTCTTTTCATTGCAGCTTGTTTAGCTAGAGAAACGTCAGCATGGAGTAAATCTGAGTGAGTGTGTGTTCCAATCTGAACAGCTTCACGTGATCTCATCATTGCATTATCAAGGAATGTTGGTGCAATTTCAACACCAGCTCCAACTTCACCATCGTAATCAGCGCAGTTGATAAGAACTGTTACTGTTGCACCTGTTGTGAAAGTTCTGTAATTCTCAGTATAAATTCCTTTTGAGTTTGTAAGCTGAACTCTTTTTGATTCACTACCAGTTGAATCTCTGTATCTGATGATAGCTTCTGCAACACCATAAGTTGCTCCAAGGTCTTCATAAACATGAAGAAGCTGATTGTCTGGAATATAACTTTCATCAATAGTAACCTGAACTTTACTTCCATCTGCATCTGGAAGAATAAATCCAGCACTTAGAGTAACTGTTCTTGACTCTTCATCACCAATAGCCCATTGTGGCTTTTTGCTGGCTGAAGTTGTGTTGTGACCGCCCATCCAAGAAGTGAGTTTCCAAGCAGAAGCAAGAACTTGTTTGTCTCCCCATGCCTGATCTAAAACCATTCTCTGAATGAGTAAATCATCATCCATTTGCTTGTAATTCATGCTGCCCGCATTAGGGCTGTTTACTGATACAATACTTACCATAATTAATCTCCGTTAAATTTTTAGTGATTCCGCACATAGTCTTCCTGATTTAGATAAGTTTTTAAACTTACCAACATCCATCGATCTGAGGTTACCTATAGGTTGTTCATATGCATCTTGAATACCTACTGGTGCGCCCTGTGTAGATGGTCCGCTACCTGCACTTTCTGGCTGTTGTTCCGGTTTCACTTCTGGTTCAGATTTTGCTTTTTCAGCATTTTGAATTTGATTTGCTGTCATCTGCATAGCCATCTTTGTTGCTGTGTCATTGTCGATTACTGAAGGGTCTTTATCCAAGACATCCTTCAATCCATTATCATAGAGGTATTTGAAGTTTTCGTTTTCCAGATTCTCTTTCAGTCTTTGCTTTCTCTGAGACACTCTCTGATCTTCTTCCCTCTTTTTTCTAGCCCATTCAATTGTTTCTTGATCTAACCCGAAATCATTTGTTTCTGTCATCGTTCTATCCTCCTCAATTTATATCACACCTAGTGCAAAATTTTGCACTACTAATTAAATGTTAACTTTACTTTACATGTTTTTCAAGTTTTTTAATCAACTCGTCTATTTCTGTTAAGAAAATCGATGGCTTATTATAAAGCTTGCTGTCCTCTCCAATGACCGCATCGATGATACGTTTGCATAACCCCATCTGAACTCCGATGTAATTACGTATCTTGTCGTCCTCGGTTTTTCCAGACAAATAATCCATCCATGATTTCTTGCTAATATCAATAGCTAGATTGTTTGCATGTGAATATGCAGCTATCGCATCCTTTAATACTTCATATTTGTTCATTGTACTTCACTCCCTACTGGCTGTCCTGCCATTGCTTGCTTATTCATTTCTACTTTAGCATTCATCTCGTCTTGAATTTGCTCTGGTGTCTTCAGCCATTCTGAAGGAGTTCCAACACCAAGAGTTTCAATAAGTGATTGCTCAAGCTCGAAGTTCTTGTAGATAGTTGGATTCTGTACAGCTCTTTGAAATAGCACCTGAAGTTTCCCAAGCTTAGTCATTCTATCAGCTGGAAGATAGCTACCTGATACAACCCTAAGACTCTTCATGTCAAGGATCATGTCCTGAGTTATCCCTTCAGGAAAGTTAAAGTCCTCAAAGTATATACCCATGATTCTCTGCATATCAGCTGTGGTTGGATTTATATGTCCAGCCTCAAGCCTCATAATGAAATCACTAGAACTCTTTGTGCTTGCTTCACCTATTAAACCTGCAACATCATTAGTTCTAATCTGCTTTTCTTGTATTCCAAAGTCAGCAGGATTGATCCCCATAACATAGAAGATAGCTTTTTGTGCTTCTTGGAACTGAAACATTGCACCCTGAGTAACCTCATTGAACTGAAGTTTAGTAACCATTCTGTTTACATCAAAACCTTTCCCAGCACCAGCAACGCCAGCTGCAAGAAGGTCAATTCCAACTATCTCATTGGGATTCATGTCATTTAAGCTCATATGATCCAGTCCACAGTTTTTAGGTACAATCACTGGAGCATTGTTATTTCTAGCTGTATTGTCGCATATCTGATTGATAGCAGCACTCATCATTTCAACTGATGGCTGTATATCCTTATATATAGGTACACCAAAAACATTGTCAGGATCGAAGTTGGTTTGGCAGATATTGATTGGAATTCTACCATAAATGCCATTCTCGTTTCTTTCCTTCCTAGCAACAAACTCATGATTGACAATAGTGTATCTCCATCCATCAACCATGTAGTATTCAGTTACAGGTAAAAGCCCTTGAGCATCAAACCCACTATCATCCTTTGCTTGCTGTTTCCATTGATCATTCATATTGCCATTGCTATTTCCAGCAGGCTTATCATAGCCATATTCCTTTTTTAGATACTCTGGAGAGAAAGTACCTATAGTAACAATAATCCACTGTGCTGTTTCCATCGGATCAGAAGGATTCGCATTATAGTCAGGGATAACGGTTAATGGATCATAAACAATTATATCCATTGTTCTACCTTGAGGTATTGTTTTGGGCTCACCACTAGGCATTATGATCTTCTCAACTAACTCTTTCGTTGTTGTTTGTGAAAATATAGTTCCTTCGATTGCATGGAAGTAAGCTTGGTTCTGTTTCAGCCTTATATTCTCTTTTGCATAAACCTTTCTGAACTCCTTTTCCATATGCTTCTTAGCAATTGATCCTTTCTCATCATTACTCTCTACTTCATACCTAGGCATGTTGGATGTAAGATCCTCAATCATTTTCTTACTAATAGCTTTATGTATCGGGTAGAGATATCTGCTGGTGTTTGCTGGGATATCATAATCATCATCATCTGTCGAGCCATAATCAAATATACTACTAGATGACACATCTTCCATTTCCTCTGGCATAAACTGCTTATAGGATTCCCTTGATGCACGAATCTCTTTATACTTCACCTTGAAGCGTCTTGCACCTTCTTCCCTGCGTTCATTGTACTCTCTCAATAAATCAACATACTGACCTGCCATTATCGCCTCCTAATAGTTTGCTATCTTAGACATAGGTTTTCTTTTCTTTTTCTTTCTCATATCATAAAGATTATTTCTGTTCTTATTGCTAAACATACTGTGTGCTATTTCCCAGTCTATATTCATAGGTAAACACAACTGGATTAAAACATCAAGAATATCATATCCGCTACTTCTTCTCATAATTTGATCTATAACTTCTTTTAGTCTCCAATGAACCTTAACCTGACCATTGACAAACTTCTCCTGAAGCACAAATGTAGCTCTTTCCTTTTTGCCCTTGGTAGACATCAAACTTCCTTTCTCATGGTAACTACATTGGAGTTCCCTCTTCACATGCTTTTTCAATCTAAAGAAATAGTCCTGAATTGTAGCTTTCTGAGTTCCCTGAGAGTCACAAACAGTCCAATCAACATCCTCATTCTTTATGTTGGACGCATATACATTGAACATTTGATTTAAAGCCTGATCCTCCTCCTTGCCGCTACTTAGATCCCAGCCCATCTTTTGCCATGCATCATATATGTAAAGCACCTTGTCGCCTTTATAATCGCTTGCAATGACACCAGTAATCAATGTTGCTTTTGAACAATCTGAATTCTCAACCTTACCTTTACTTGAATATGATGGATCTAAACTACTAACAATACATCCAGCCTGTTTTAATCTCTCTTTATCGAACATTACAGGAACAATCTCAAGTGGTGCATCCTGCTCATTAACCCACCGGAATGTAAAGGACTTTTCATCATCAACCAGATTTAAATCCTCATCGAACAGTCTAGGTTGCATCAACATCTGAGGTTCATAATCCTGCCTCATCTGAACCTTTTGTTCTTCAAGGTATTCATCTTGATGGTGACGTGATAGTCTTTGGTCATTATCCTTTGAATCAGTCCATTGAGCTGGCATCTGAAACCAAGTAACCTTTGATCCAAGATTCTTCAATATGTTATATAGAGATCCTTCCCACCATTCAGTACCTGTAATGAATATCTTGAAAGGCTGACCTAGCTGTCTGAGACCCCACAAGCTTCTATAGTACTGATACAGCTTCTCAGTTGCTTCAGGTGATCTACTTGTTTCATCAGTTACCAAATCATCTGCGAAGATTCCATCAACGTGATAACCAGTACGATCGATCTGCGGTGAAGCCACAGTGAATGTAGCCTCTGGTCTATAATTCTTGTAACTTCCATTTTCATCTATCTCATTAAAAACAATGTTAATCTTTTCCGTTGTTACCTGTCCTCCAGCCTTTGTAAAGCCTTTCAAGTCAGGGTGGAACATCTCAGGGAATATCAACACTAAATATGGATTCAACATTGTAGTCTTGATGGATGCAAGGTTCTTCTGAGCCTTAAACTTATCGCTGTGAGCCACAAGCCATTTACCATCAGTCTTCTTCACAAATTCCTGAACTGCTCTTAGAGCTGAGAATGTGAACGTTTTACCAACGCCACGAGGCATTTCTATACCTTCAACACTTGCATTCTTATCATAGCAAAAGAAGGCACCCTGTCCTTGTGCATCACGATACTTATGAGGAAGATGTTTTCCACCTGTCTTCAAGTACTCCCATGCAACCTTATGGCATTCTTCCATCCATGATTCTTCGCCCTCAGCATCAAAACACCACTTGCTCAACCATATGATATCCTCCTTGAGAATCTTCGCTATCTCAGTACGATAAACAAACTCCTCAACAAAGATCATCATGTGTTCTTTCTTGGTGTTCTTATAGATCTTCTTAACTTCTTTATATTTCTGATTCTTAAGTACAGTTAATTCAGGTCTTGATGGTAATGCTTCGCCAATACCTGTTATCTTTATTCTGTTTTTTAGTCCAGCTAGACTTTCTTGAATATCAACTGCCATTACAACCTACCTATCTTATCTTCTTTCAGGACCTTATCTGCCAATTTATACCCTTCCCTTGCTGCACTAACAGCCTTTGCGATTTCATCATCGTCTTCAATAGTTTGTTCTGCCATGACAGCAAGGGATTCAAGGTATTTCTCCGCATCAATATCTTCTTTTATGCACATACTCATCGCTGATATCACACCCATATCTGCATATTTAATTAAACTATTCCTACATCGCTCCTTCACTCCAGCCATAATGACCTCCTAAAATTCAGGTCCGCATACCATTGCGAACATATCACTGTTAGGTTTAGGGTTCTCAAGCTTGTACATCGTTATATTGTCTGCACCATAAGTTGTAGTGAGAGGCGTTGCACTATATCCATTGTAATAGAATGCAGGAACACTTGTGTAGTTCAATCCCGCTGGATATAGTGCTGAATTCTCAGTACTGTAACCTTCAGTTATAAAATCATAATCATATTTAGTGTTGTCACTATATGTGGTTGCAGTGAATCGAGTATTCGGAGCCTCAATAAATGCCTGTTTAGCTTTGATTGTAGTGGATGATAACATGAAAGCGTGCTCTTTACCTTCATCCTCAATCATATCTTCGTCATAGGCGTTTCTCTGCGTTGTATAGCCCATATAGAAATCACTTAAATGTTCACCGCTTAATTCTAGCTTTACCTTTAACATATCACACCTCCTGCAAGCAGATCACTTCAAACTCTGTATCCACTTTATTAAGGTTAACAAGTATCTTATCTCCGAAAACTATTGGAATATATGCAAGCAAATGAGGTGAGTCCATTGAGTGCATGAAGAATGGATATGCTGTAGTAGCTGAAAGATCAAGTGCTGAATCAAGTTTCACATAGTCTGTATCAGATGTTATTATGCCTCTGTTGCCATAATTAGTATCTGGTGTTATATATGGAGATGTATCTCTATCGAAGAAATCAAAGTCACTAATGACAGAATCAACCTTGTACCACAACCTAGATCCAACAGATATTGTCTCATCAGCGATATCAAGATATGATGTACCTTGATTAGCCAGTGCATCAGTCGAAACATCAGCAACCCTCAATCTCCAGTATTCATCCTCAACATTGTGCTTACTATATATAAGTACAGCAGATGTGCCACTTGGAGGCTCGATGATCTTAGTTGTTGTAACTGGTGAATCATTCACAGCCAGCCTATCAGTCTCGGTATTTATCAATTTCCTTCTATCCAACTCGATAACTTTCTTCTCAAGCCTTCCAACCTCAGAACCATTATCAGTTAGGACAATATTCATATATGTAGCCACAACTACCTCCGCTCTTAAATAAACAGTAATATCGTTATTGTTAAAACATAAAAGAAGATTCCCCCTCAATGTTCCAAGATCATCAGAAAGAACTACCACATCTAATTCTATAGAATCCACAGCAGGTATTGTTGCCTCAATCATTGAAGCATATGTACTGCCTCCGGATTCTTTAATTAGAAATCCATTTGGCATTGATATTGTCACATCAACATCAGTTGGGTTTCCATTGCTCAATGTGAGCGTTTTACTAGTAGACTGAACACTTTGTTCTACCCTTCCAAAATCAAGCACCTCTGGAGAAGCAATTGAAGTTGTTAGACCCAATCCTGATAATCCAACATCAAGAGTAGGTGTCCCATAATCTATCTCTGAATCACCTGTTTTTGCACCAACACTTGTAGGGCTAAATCTGTAATCTAAACCAAAAGAACTTCCTGACTTAACACTAGTGTGAAGACTTTGACTCCATGTGCTACCTGAAGTTAATTTGATCTCGAACTCAGATGGAGCATCTACATCAACACCTAATGTGCCATCACTATTGTTATCAATTGTAACACTTGTTTCTACTGAATTACTACCAACAAATGTAGTTGGCAATGAAAATTCAGGCTTTATATCAACGGCTAAATCCACATCAACAGCACCCTCATATGTGAGAGTTGGTGGCAATGTGATGTCAGTCGCATCTTTATCATGCCTGTAGTGCCTAGTGATATAGCTGTTAGCCGATATTGAAACACTTGACTCAGCAGCAGCAGGAAGATATGTCGACCCACCATCTGTTGAGTACTCAACCCCTCCAACCTTGTTTACATCGAATGTAACAGGTGACGATGTTGTATTTTGAATGTTGATATAATCAGTTGAATCCAAAACTAACAAGTCTAAATCCTCAACTGGATCAATCTCAACTGGATTAATCTCAACTGGATTAGTTCCAACAATTGAGAATGTCGTATCATTGCTTGTTGTTGAAATATACTTCTTGTCGTGGCGGAAGGTTAGGGTTTTAGCTCCTTTCTGCACGGGTACACCGTCAACTGTATTATAGAATTCAGTTCCAGACCATGCCAACTCAAAAACAAGACCTGTATCACTATCTTTACTGGCTACTGTTTGTACATTGTCCCAAATCTTCAGTTCCGATATGTGTATATTATTATATTTAGACAGTGACTGCAATGCTCCTATTTGAATACCTAATGCGCTGTCAACAGAGAAGTCTCCATTTACACCACTACCGTCTAATCCTTCTAAATCAGTTTCATATCTCCCAAAACCAGTAGTATTACATCTAACCAATGCGTCATGGTAGTTGCCGTCATTATAAAAATTAGAAAGTTCAAAATCTCTGATAGTAGTGCTAGTCCTATATTGCATCCATACTTTGCCAGTTGATTGCAAATATATACCCATAGCAGGAGATCCCGCACCCCTAGAATCTGGAATCTCAATAATTGGTGTATTAGAAGCGGGAGTAGATACAACTTTGAATCTAACATATACCGTGCATATTGGTGTTCCCGTGCCTCCTATTTCATCCCAGTTATTTTGCTCAAGCACAGATGATGTGCCATTAAGTATAGCGTGATCGGCATCCCATGTGGTATCTGTATTTGCAACTGTAGTTAACACCTCTGCATCCAAATCAAAAGGCGCAATCCCAGTACTCCAAGGACCGTCTGCTCCATTTTCAGAAACCTCAACACCTGCTATTGCGTTATCAAGGGTTATTCCTGTTTCGTTTGTAGTGCCTGAATTCGCTACAACAACATCCGCTGTTTGCTCATTTGTTAAATCTATACTTGCTGGTAATGCTGTAATTGTCATGCTGACCTCTTTCCATTTTTGGATTTAACAACCATTCCACCAATCGCTTTATTTGTCTTCTTGCTAGGATATTTAGGCTTCTTTTTAGGCTTTACTATAACCGTTGGTTTTGATGTAGACTTTTTCTTCTTAGCCATTACCACCTCCTTTTAGTTGTTTCTAGTAGAGCGGTTTTGCTCCCTAGTCATAACCATAATATATTTCTCAATTGTTTCCTTCATGTGCTTGATATCGCCTTCATTCTTAATGCCTCTATCTCTGATAGCATTCCCTTGAACACCAACATCTTTCATTGATGCCACAAAATCATCTTTCAGTTGCAACATGCCTTGATTGTAAATACATAGCTTAGTATCTATCGTACCTATATCATCACCCAATCCACGCATCTTCCATGCCATCCACCAGATAGGAGTGATAACAGTTACTATTATTATCACAGCCGTCCTGAGTTTCATTGTTAAACTTTCCACACCCACCATCGTTCAAGCTCCTTTCGTTAAAGTTCCTACTACTTTTCCTTCTTCTCTTTCCCATCTATCTCAATCTCCTCTATAGAGATTTCAGACTTCAATCTTAGATTATCAATTCCAAATTCACTCACATAGGCATCAAATTCTTTTGACGTTTTCACTCGATCCTTCCCTGATCTATCCTTGTTATCTTTCGTTCCAAATTTCACGTGTCTTCTATTTGAAGAATCAATCACGATATCACTGTATTCTTCAAATGTTATATCGTCTTTAGCATTCTTAGACACCCTAAATCCTTTCTCTTTCTTAACCTTCTTTTTAAGTTTAGCAATTGTTGTTCGGAAAAACAACTCTCCATCATCAACCAACATCATGGAAATCTTCTTCCCATCTTTATACATTGCAATTAACTCATCTGAGGTGTGACCCTCAACTAATACTCTAGCCATCCTTACCTCCTATTTTACATACTCATCTTTAGATCCTAATGTATCTCTCTGGAAATGCACATCGAATTCTAACCCAGAGGAGTAGCCCCTCCAGTTGCAACACCGTCAACATTGTTGCTCCTTAAAAGTGCATTCTTCAAAGTAACCATATTGACCTCCTAGTCGAAAAACTCTGATATCGTTGTTGTGTAGTGGTAGATTTTAAGTGTTGTAATCTTATCTGATTCTACAACTAGCTGTATCTCGTCATCCTCTTCCAGCTCCACAGCTACAGTTCCAGAAATGTTATATGGTTGATTACTGTTTTTCGCTCTTGTACCCATTCTCCCTTTATCTGATACATCTATAATCGCACCATTTTTTAAGACGCTACAATGTATATTAGTTCCACTTGCGCTACTGCTAACAGTAGCATGCCAATCAATTTCAAAGTATTGTGTTTTGCTATGTGTGTATTTAATACCTGGAGTGCTAACAGTTGCAGCACCAAATCCCTCAATAGGGTCGTTTGAGAATGTTCCCGGAACAGGAAAATAATCATTCTCATCCCCAGACTCTATGTCAATTTCAGGCTCAGAGCCTTCGACTGCAACAAGTGCTGCGAAAACCCCGACTTTTTTTGCAGTAAAATCGCCAGTTCCGTTTATGTCTCCCACATTCGCACTGTTAGTCAGTGCTGCTTTTAAAGTACCCATACTTATTCCTCCCATACTGGATAATCAGCAGGAGCATCATCCTCACACACATAGTCATTATTGTCATCAACAATTAAATTATCGCCATTGTTAACGAATCTGTGTATTCTAATGCTAGTTAAACCTGTTTGCTTATCCTTATATAATAGTACGTTTTTATATTTGTTAGCTTCACTTACATCGATGAACAGATATTCACCCTGCTCTGCAACCATATCATCGTAGCCCATTGGGATTCCATAAGCAGTTGAAGCACTATGCAATATGTGGTCTACATCAGCAGTCTGAACCTCAGAACTAACATTCCATGCCTCATCACCTGTATCGTATGTTGTAGCACCAATGATGAATTTAGTTTCTGCACCATTGTGCCAATATCCGGCTGGATGTGATGATTGTTTTGTGTAGCTTGCGATTGAAGAAACGATAGGAGACCCATCGACATAAGGCACTAGAACTTCAATCAGCCCTGTTGCATCGTCTGTGTATTTGTCGAATCCATAAATTATGTTGTAGTGGTAATAATCTTGCGTCCCCCATGTTATATTTGATGGTGTGCCGTGGTTGTCATTGCCTGAAATGTCGTAAGTTGATTTTTGAAAAGGATAGTTTAATTTTTGAACAGATCCAACCTTTAGAATAAAATTACACATCAACCCATTTGTATATCGTGATGAATAATTAGCTATAGAATGATCCACTGGCGTTGCAAAATTAGCAAACGTGACACCTGTTATATCCTCAATAAAAACATCATCAATTGTTATTGATATTGTAGTTCCACTAAAAACGATATTATATGAGTGCCACAATAAATCAACCACATATGAGGATGTGTGAACAGCTGTTGTGAAAAACGTCAACTTGTTTGTCGTGTTGTCAATCCAAATCTGCAAACGTTCACTGCCACCCGCTTTTACCCTATTGTAAAGCGCATGGAATGTTCCGCCAGAAGCTCCATTACGCTTAAAATCAAAACTTATACTGCCGTCATTATAGATGACAGCCTCACCCAAAGGAACATCCACCCTTGATGATGTCCCATTAAATTCAGCACAAGCACTCTCAACAAGCCTCGCATTCTCAATTGTTGTTATTTTTCTGTCTCGTGATTCCAACTCATCACTATCGTAACCAAGTTTTGAGTTGAACGTCCAACTTAAAAGATTCGCAAAATTAGGCGGTCGTGTCTCTCCTAACTCTGCCCCGATTTTTTTAAGTAGATGCTTACAGTTGAAACAGCACTTGATGTCCAGTTAATTGAATATCCATCTGCAAATATCATATCATCAGAAGTAATAGCCTGTGTAGCTATTTTTCCAGCAGCAGCAGTAATTGTTCCAGACACAGTTGTTGTAAATGCAACACCCTCTTTATATAAGGTAAGAGTATATCCGATATCAACTGAATTTGTAGCACCTGAATTTACAACTATCAATGTTGCGCTTTCAACACCAGCGAATGCCTGTTGCTTTGTTTCACTCAGTTGAAGATTTGTGACAGTTTCATCTGTGTCTGCTGTAACATCCTCTTTATATGCGATTTTATCCTCTAATAAAGCACCTGTAACAGTGACTAACTGACTGTGAGTTTCACCCTCAGCTCTCATTGCTGTAACATCATATCCTACCATATTCACTCTCCATAGTAAGATTAATAAAATAGTGCAAAAAATTGCACTCGCTACTAAATGATAAGATATGTTACAAGTAATATCAAGTTTTAAATGCCAATAACCCTTCGATGCAACTTCGTAATAAAATATATTATGTAAACCAAATCAAGATTCGGGAATGAATGATTACAGACACTTATAAAATAATTTAAAATTCTCTTGGAAAAGGCGTGTTCTGTGCTACAGTAAGTAGATTTTTTTCTTTTTTTTTCTCTTTTTGTTTTTCTGTTTTTTTTAAAAACATTTGAAAGACTATGCTTAATTATACTTACTTTAACCTTTTGCTTGATTATCGTTTGAATTACGATATTGAAATATGACTTCTTCTGCTACTCTTGCTTTAGGTCTATATACTTCATTTTCAATCTCTTGTGCAATTTCATGGAGCATTGTTTTTTCTGAGTTCTGTAATTCCTGAAACCTACTTGCTAGATTGCTGACCAACCATGCGTGATCCATTGATAAATTCATTGATAAACTCCTTTGATGATTCGTTCTGAGGGGAGCGGGTGACAGGCTCCCCCCTGCTAAGCTTGTGAGCTTGAAAGAACGAAATTAATACTAACAATTAAACCGTATGTTTACAAGTTTAATAACACCTTACTTGTATGTTGACCCTTTCTTATTATAAGTAGTGTGTGTCAATGCAGGTTCCTTCACCATTAACTCTCTGCATTTAGGACACTTTTGCTCTAACCTTTCGTTTATTCCTAATGGATGATCCACAATCCTATATCCACAGGAATGGCATCTGATATCATGTAACATTCAATTCCCTCCATCTAATCCATTGTTGATGAAATTCATAACCATACCTAAACCCAGCTTTTCCATGCAGTATTTGTAAATGTTAGGGTGTGTCTCTTTTAATGTTTCAAACCTATTTACTTTCTCATTTACCATGCCGTACATGCAAAATACGCAGCCAGTACGCTCATATCCTTTATTATATATATCTGAATAACTGACGTTGTTTTGCTCAATGTAACTCCATATATCACTGTCATTCCAAAACATCAACGGTCTGGACTGTGGCTTAGCGAGCTCGAATGCGTTGCATCCATTGCTGTAGTACGACCTCTCCCTCTGCTTTGAGTCTGATGCCATGACACCAATAAATGGTTTCAACTGGCTCTCCTTTTCAAATCTAATTATAGGCTGTTTCTTCATCACATCACAACATTTGTCTGATATTTTAAACGGAGCATCAATTAAAAACTTATACTTATTCGATAGTTTTCCAGTGTTGGTTTTCTTGCCGTTCCAAATAGAGCCGTTGAGTCTCGTCTCCCTTGTTTTAATGTTCCTATTTGTGGGGTTTTTCAGATCAGACAGATACCTTGATTGATTTTTTGATATCACTGGGTAGCCGTATGTGTCTATAACCTGCTTGAAGTTTTTCTTCGGCTTCAACCAAATGACATTCTTGATTGACCTTACAAAATCTCTAACTTCTGGGAACTCAAGTCCAGTATCAACAAACACAGCAGGAACTTCAGGATACTGTCTTCTTACCAAATCCAACAATACCGTTGAGTCTTTACCGCCAGAGAAAGATACGTATACCTTCCCATAGTATCTGTCGTACCACTCTGCAATCCTTGCTTCAGAAAAAAGCACCTTAGTTTCAAGATCCATACTCTGTTTCATCTGCAGTGAACTACACATTCAATTCCCTCCATCTAACTAACTCATCCTCTTCGAAAAAATCATTCTCAAAATAAGGATCATTGTACTCACCATTCATCATATTCACCTGAACTGAAGCATATACCCAGTGACCCTCGTATTCATTCCACATGCAAACAACAGTGAATGGATAATGCTTAAATTCACCTAGGAACTCTCCATCTCTACGAACTTGCATCTTTTCTTTGCACATATATCTCTACCTCTCTATTAACATCATGGAGTGTGTATGTCACATCTCTAACAGCCCAACTACTTTTACCACCGATGTGTACTCCTTTATAATAAATCCAAGCCAGTGAATAGTAAAACCACCTACTCCACTTGGCTTCCTTTTTAATTACCTGCTTCATTTCTCTATAGAATATAAGATCAGCAAAATCCTTTAGCTCAATTGGTCCTCCAAGGAAATAAGCAAGATCATGCTTCTTACACATATCCTCAAATATAAGCTCAGGAATGATATCAGCAAGCCATTTGCACCTCTCAGAGCCACATTTAGACCTACCTATAACGTTCTTTGCATCATATGACATATAGTTCCATATCAAGTTTAAATGCGCCCAATACGTCTTAAACTCGTTACTGTCCTTTCTTTTCCACAAAATAACCACCCTTTTTAGTTAATATGTTAGTAAAATAATCTGTATCTAAAAGAACACGCTCCCATACGCAATTAAACCACCCATATGTGCCTGATTTGTTCATACCCATATCTAAAGCAGCATTGAGAGCTTTCTGTATACTACCAGTTCTTCTGTATACAGCACCAACAATTGCACGTCTCACGATCTCACTTGCCATATCAGTTTTCCAATCCGTTGTTAATCTGATATAAAAGATGCGAATGACCCTCAACTCCATCCATTAAAAGAGAAGTATCAATAGTTCTGGTCTTGATATACGATAATGCATTCTCAACAGTTTCATTACTCATATGGGCGAGAACTCCTTCTAATACTGCAACAGCTTGCTCTAAGTTTTCAATCTTCATTTGGACTCTCCATATGTGTCATCAAACGCTTTTAGTGCTTCACTTTCTCTGTCGCACAGCTCTTTATTTTGTTGATTGCATCGTTTTATATTGTCAACTCTGTCAGAATCAAAGCTTTCACATATCATTGATCGCAGATCAGCAATAGACTTGGATATGCGATCTTGACTCACACCATCACCAAAAAGCCTAACATCTGCAAATCTATAGAAAATCATATCGTTTGCCACAAATACACTATCAATAACTCCTTCTTCAGCCTCAACAGAGCTAAATTCCATAAAATAAACTCTATCACCAATAAAATACTTTTGCTTATTTGTCATTCTTATTCTCCTTCACCTCGATTGTATCAACACAATAAATAGAAGCATGCATTTCACCATTCACATTGATTGGCTCGCAGAAATGCCCATATAGATCCATACAGAATCCTTCCTCCCTATCACCAGCCCATGCAGTACACCTTACTGTAGAGCATGCACGAGGTCTATCCTTGTGACAAAAAGTTTTAGCCCATTCATTAGTTTCTGTTCTTAGTTTCATTGATCGCCTCCTTTATGTTTAGAATCAAAACGACATTGCCAGTTCTGTATGTTGTAATAAGGGGTAGATCCAATAACGAACATGTTGAAATACATAGATTTATGAAAATCCTCTACAGCTTTTAACTGTTCATCGCTCTTCTTGCATCCGATAGCTTTAATATTCAAAGGCTCATAGATAAAGCTTTCATCACCACACTTAATGTTAATCATCATCACCTCTTATAATTAACCACAAACTCACGTTTATTGTACGATATGTTTGCTATGTTGTCAATTTACTAATTGTTCAATTATTCGACCATGCCGTTGACATCAACGATATGGTGTGGTATATTCAATCACTTCATGTAAAGAACCTCTTGCAATTGTGTGAGAGGTCTTTTTTTTCTCATAACAATCATATTGTTGATAACAATCATATTGTTGACGCCAACAAAACGATCTGATATAATAAGCGTAGCTTGTGTGTGAGGTGAGTGATGAAAGTAACGAAAGAAGAATATCTAAAAAATAAAAAAACCAAACACAATACCTATGCTGGTGCAGTTTGTCCTAAGTGTGCCAAAGGAATGAACCATGAGGCACGATCAGAGGAGTTAAATGAAATCCGAGATAGCCAAAAAAAACGCTGGGGCAGGATATTGTGTGATGAATGTTTAACCCAAAAAGGAGTATCTGATGAAAGCAAAGACAACAGAGAAAGCCGATGAATTACTTGAGACATTCGATGGTCAACCGACTGGATGGATTCAATGGAAAGGAACTGACGTGTGCATGGATGTCCGCTGCAAATGCGGGAAACTATCCCATCTTGATGCTGAATTTGCATATCATGTTGAGTGCCCTCATTGCGGAGCCGTATACCTGTGCAATCCAAACATTCAGCTAATAGAGGTTGAGGAACGTCCTGACCACTGTGTTCAAAGGAGTATCTGATGATAATCAATAACGACAATGAATACCAAGAAGCATTAGCCAAGCTTGAAGAGCTTATGGATGGATTGATGAAGTATGAGGAGGAGAATTATCCAATAGGAGGTAATGATGGTTAAATTAAAAGACAATCCTGAACCTGTTAAACTAGAAATGTATAGTTTTACTGATAACGACATTGAGGATCACAACAGACACAACATGCTTGTAAATAAAGCGCATAACGAAGAAGTTACGTTGCTATATAGGGCTTTAAATGACGATCTAAGGGAGTATCAATATAAACATGGAGTATGGAGGTAATGATGAAGTTTAATATCGATAGAAAGGCACTGGTTAAAACACTAAAACACCCATTAGTAGCGTGTCCAATTGGACTAACACTATGCTTTATCGGGGCATATATGACAGGTGGTGAGGAAGCTGTGGATGAGCTCATGGAAATATTTACACTTATAATGATTTTCGGGTGAGTAATGATGAAATTAACTGAATTAGCTATATTAGTCGAAGATGCAATATCAATAGCAATCATAGGAGGCAATGATGGCTAAATTCGAATACAGAATAGCTGAGAGAGACGGGTATTTCTACCCTCATGTTAGGGAAAAGTGGCTGTGTTTCTGGCTGGAATGGGAGCGTATATACCTTTACAGAGGAGGGGTTGAAACAACAGATGCCTTATATAGATGTGATTCCAGCAAGGAGGACTGCTTAGTGCTTATAGATCTCCATAAAGAAAAAGACAAGCCAATCAATGTTGTATTTCACGAAATCCATTGACAATATCTAATAAATAGAATATACTAGTCCCATCTTTAGTTGTTCTCCCCTGCAGGGATAGCAGTTAACGATATTTATTATTATTAATTGCTATAGGGAGAACAACTATCATGAGAACTACTTTAAATCTTTGGATTTCAGACCACATAACAAATCTTTGCTTAGTAAACTATCTTGAAACAAAGGATGAGAGATGGTGGACTTTACACAAGATCAGAGTTGATGAAATAATAGATGGTAGAAGTATTGTTGAAACCAATAACAAGGATGATGTAAACACTGAACTAGATAGACTTTTCATTAATTATGAAAATCGTATATGAAGACAACTATGAGGTTCACAGCTCAGGTATAGTCTATTCAATAAAAAGACTAGTGACAGCAAAAAACGGCTCAACAAGGAAGGCAGGTGGGCGCATCCTCAAGCACACAATCGATAAATACAAATATCCAATGGTAAAGATCAATAAAAAGAAAATAGCCCTCCACAAGCTTATAGCATCCCTGTTTGTACCAAACCCAAAGAGCCACAAGCACGTCATCCATAAAGACAACAACAAGCTAAACAACAATTACACCAATTTACTATGGGTAAATAAGGATATTTACTATAAAAACCGTCGGGAACCAATCGACCTAATCTATCAATTCATGGAAATCAACGATAATCGGAAAATTAATTCCCAGTTAATACAACCATTTACAAAAAACATTAAAAAAAAATTAGGAAATATTAAAAGGTCGACATAAAGAAGTATTATACCATACAATGAAATACATTGAACCAAATAACCGGTTAGTTCACTACCAACTATCTACTTAATACCACAACATCTGGTGCACAAAAGTGAGTACAGAAATTCAGAAAAAATTTGTGAGCGTACACTACCTGTAGAAATTACCAAAAAATTTGTGAGTGGTACATATATATACCCCCAAGCCGACCCCTTTGGACCATTTTGGGTTTTACTCACACGTCCGGATATCGTACACCCCATGTCCGGTAATCATACATTATTCTATCTAGTTTGTGTCTTATTGTAACAATGTAAGGTTTTGTGTGCATAAGGTGGGCTCAAAATTGAGCGTGGTGTAACAAACTGCGTGTGGGTAAGGGTTAAGCATTACCCAAAACACCCCAAAACACACCAAATCAAGCTAGAAACTATTCAAGCTCTTAACCTCACAACCTCTTTTTCTTTACTGTTTTTCATCTCCTTAACAGTGTCATCTAGTGAAGCAAATTCTCTAATTGAGTCTGCAAATTCCTTCCACGTTTTAAGCCTGTCTATCTCCTGCCTAAATGAGCCATCGGTATCCATTTGTTCTATGTTGATTAAATTATGCATATACTTCTGAAACATAGTGCTTGCAAGGTTTTGAGAAACATCAGGCATTAGTTCTTTTATATGTTGTTGTGCCTTGTTGTATACGTTCCTTGCTTGTTTATCTGAATAAGAAAACTCTAATCTTAACTGCCTTAGTATATTCTTTTTGGTTACATTATTGATTTGCATAGACAACACATATTGCAATCGTTTTTGCATCTCAAATTTATTTATTCTCTTATATCCTACTATTTCCCTTTCCATTTCAATCACCTTTTATAAATAGTTGGTAAGTTACTTAAATGATAATAGTTATCATCTATCTTACCATTATACACAAATAGTGCTTATTTCTATAGAAAAGTGCTAATTTAGTTTCCGGTGGTATTGTTTTTCGATAACATTTAATAAGACTTTTAGTAATTGGTGCTTTATATATAGTTACTTGGATATAGTTATTTAGTTACTTTAAAATGTAAATAACTCTTTCTTCATTTCAGTAGTGCCTTTATAAATAATATTGCGTTTCTATCTTCCTTTTGTTGTTCCATGTGTTCAACTACTTCTACTATTCTATTTAATGACTCTTTGAACTTTATTTGTGAATGTAGGTCAATCAATCCGTTCATTTCCAAGGATTCTTTTAAATTGTTTATTTCATTGGATAGGGTTTTGATTCGCTCCATGTGTTCTTCTTTCATCATTTCACCACCTCTTTTGGTTAACAAGCTACGCTTATTATATAAGGTATAGAGATTCCTGTCATTCTTTTTTTATAGAAAAACCACTTTATTATTATTTAATTCAATTAATCATACCATTTATGCATATTTGGTAGTAAGTTTTCTTCCAGTGTTATCAGGTAGTTATAAAATAAATGAAAGAAATACACATTTTGTCTTGACATATTTGTCATGAAATGCTATTCTTTACTTGTAGCCGACGAGATCTTTTACAATCGAGAGCAGGAACAGCAGTGCACAAAGAATTAATTAAATGTAAATTCTTAATGATTCGTTAACTATGTAGATAATAGTTGTAAGTGTAAGGCGACACAGGAAATAAGATCAAATGAATTTAAATAACTACCTTCTATAGATTAAACATCATAACGATTTGCATTTAATTTATCGGAGGTAGTCAGTGTGAATTTATTTTACTATTAATTATTTAAGGGGTAACAAAATGGAAACATTACTTGATAGATTAGCAATACCATTAGGAATTATAATGATGGTTGTTGTGCTGACTCCAGTTGCAATAATTGCAGTTGGTTTTTTAACGAAATGAATTAAGATACTATCTATCCTTTATTAAACATCATTACGATATGCATTTTTTAAAGGGTAGGTAGAAATGTTGATTTATTTATTATTATTTAAAGGGGATTATTATGAATAATTTACAAGCAATGGTTTACAACCAAAAACAACAACTTCAAAAAACAAACATGGAAATTGAAAAAGTAACAACAAGTATTAAACGTCAAATGCACATTTATGATAAATGTGATGCGGAGTTAAGCGACAAATTAGAATGGTTGTTAGAATTTAAATCTGGAATTGAAAAAGCATTAAGGCAAACTGAAGCTGATTTAAAAGTTGCTGTTATAGTAATTCAGGCACTTTGCATATAAGTGGAAAAATGAATAACACAGTTGATATTTATAACGATTAATAAAGAGGTGGCTAAAATGAAGAAAATAGAAAAACTAACAAACAACATTCAAAAGCTTGAAAAGAACTTCCCAAATTATTATGAAATTGATTTATTCATCAGAGATGCAAAAGCATACATTCAAGCCATTAAACAGGGGCGAATGATATGCAACGTGGCAAGCGTTTCAAAATCAGGCATGACAAGAAAGATGGTTTTCAATTCTTGTGAGAAGGGCGACAAACATAGACCTTTCTTTTATAGACAATATAGTTCTTTCTTCCAAGCGTTGGGAACTTTCAATGTTAACAGAGATCATCAAATCGTTGTTGGTGGCTGTGGTATGGATATGATCTTCCATGTGAACTATACAACTATTCACCAACTACATAAACTCGGATTTATCAGCAGAAAAGAATGCGACAAATTAGCTCAGCAGACACCAACTTGGATTTAATGGAGAAAATAATGCTACTAACCATATCACTTTTCACTTTGCTTTTCGGTTTTATCTACCTTGACCTTTTCAGGTCGTAAACATCCTACCTATTCGGGAAACTCAAAAACGGGTCACTTATAAAGAGTGGCTCTTCTTTGATAGTTCTGAATTATAAATTATTAAACGGGGCAAAATTATGAGAATAGAACAACACAAAAACTCCACTTATGTTTTAACCGATGGCACTAAAACAATGGAAGAAGTTGAGAGCTTCCTAGAAAACAACACGGATAACTATGAAAACCTAGCCTTTATCGAAAAAGATGAAGCTGTGGCGAGGTTATATGAAGCAACTGAATGTTTTATTTTTCACAACGAGGTGACAACATGAAAGTAATAACATACTATGTTGAATTTAACCACAAAGAATACATGTGTTCACAAGGCGTTGAAATAACGTGCTTAGACTCTGACAAAGAAGAACTAATAAGAAGTGCAGAGGTTGACTATATAAATCATCTCATAACGTATAGCTTGCCTCTATCTTACACCAAAGAGATAAATCTACAATGTGAGCGTTAAGGGGGTTTATATGAGTAAATATTTATGTAGTTGTGGAAAGGCAATAGATGACACAGAAATCAGGATAGTTGCAATGAACACAATGCTAGTAACTGATAAAAACAATCAGGTTATATATATTGTGCATGGCAATACATATATATATAACGCTAACAACATTATAAACGCTTTAACAGGTATGAAAACCATAACGAGGTGACAACATGAATTTATTTATATATAACGAACACACCTGCAGAGCTGGCGAACAATTCCAGTATGACGAAATGATTTACACACCTGACGATTTTAAAAACAGCGATGATTTGACGGAATACACAGAAGAGGATATTCCTATCATGAAGGAAGTTTTGAAGCGTAGTAACAATTTATATGATATCAGGACTGCAAAAACAGTATTAGAATTCTTTAAATAGCTTGCAAGCAAAAAAGAACTGGCAATTTTATTAATTATTAAAGGAGAGTCCATGCAAAGAAACTGACACCACGTTTTCTTATACCCTCCCATGCACAAAAACTTGGGATAAAGGGTAATCGTTCTACATATTAGAATTGAAACATTATTTATTAACTACCAGATAAATACTGTTTCTTTAAAAAGCTTGCCTATAGACTGAACAAAAACAGTCCTCCCAAATAAGGCATCGTTCTTTATTCATAATGATTGGTTGTGGGGCGGATCTTTATTAATAATTAAATTAATTAAAGAACATGATAACCGCCCCACTTTTTTAGAATTCTTAAACAATTAAGACTTGTAAAAAGGTTTAACAATTAAAAAAAGGTGGTGAAAATGATTATAACAACTAAAGAACGTGGATATAAAGGTCACTTTTGCGGGGCAAACAACTGCCTATTTGGACGAAACACACTTATTAAATGTGAATCAATAAGCGTTGTAGTATCAACCGTGGGAGTGTGGATTATTGATGGAGTAATAGCCAAAATAGGGCTAAATAGATACTATGAGACAATGATATTTGAATCATCATATGACAAATACGATGATGCAAACGTATCACACAACATATATATTGATGGTAAAACCTGTATAAATTCACCCTCAAAAGACATAGGGGCGGATGCAATGCATGACAATGCTGTGAAAGAAGTTACCAAACTAATTGAAAATAATAACTTATGGGTGGAGCGATACAACTCGGAGACAGGGTGCATAGAGGAATTTAATCCAACAACTAAAGATAAGAGGTGATAAAAATGTTTAGAATTGAGAAAAAAGACACAAACGGTCAATTTATTTACGAGCTAACTTTCAACACATGGAAAGAGCTAACAATGGAGCTTGGCAGAAGAAACAGGGAGGCAAACTCTGTATTTTACGGAGTTCCTGCTGTAATTTACAAAGGCGAAAATGATATAGGTGACACTAGCACGTTCGACCAAGTAGAAAAACCTATAACTCAGATCACTTTAACAGAATTTATAAATGCAGAAATGGATTCTTTAGATAAATTTGTTAGTGATGGAGGTTTAAATGTTTAACTTACAATTCTCATTAAATCGAAGAGAAAAACTACTCCTTATCATAATGTTAATACCAGTAAATATACTGGAGTGGTGCTATAAACTTAAAAGGAGGGTGTTTAAATGAAAAGCTACAACGTGCTTAAGCAAATAATCATAGCTGAGGGCTTCAGATTCAGCTCTAGTGGCACGCATTACGAATATTGGATAAAAGGTGGTAGGGCGATAAAAGTATTGCGCCTACATGGAAAAGCGAAAGTGCTTGGTAATAAATGGAAATATAATTTTTAATGGAGAATGACAATGAGAATGACAAAAAAGATCGCGAATGAAGTATCAATTAGAATTGCAGAGGCTAAATTTGATGAAAAACTGCAAAAGCTACGAAAACAGATAGTTATTTTAGCCAAACAGGAAGTAAGTAAAGGAAAGTTAATGCGTGATGATATTCCCGAACACTTAAAGGGATATGTTAAAACGTACCAAAGTATTGTATTTAAAGGCAATGTTAGAAACTGGTTTAAAAAAATAGACATATCTGATTTGGGTCTACTGTTACCATCAGATAAATGGGATGACAGATTGTATATTGACCTTATTAGCTCACAAAAAGACCCGCTAATTAAGTTATGCGACACATTTACAAACACATATATATCGTTTGAAGCTCTAAAGGAAAATGTCTATTGTGAATTACGGGGATTCACCACTATAGCAAAGTTGCTCAAACACAATCCAGAAATAGCTCCGTTTATGCCAGTAGAAACAAGATCTAGCAAAAACTTACCAGATAAGCACAAAATAAGTGAAGGACTTTTAAACGTCATAAAAGAGGTGACAAATGAGAATTAATGAAGCAAAAGCAGGTTCAATATTCATGGATAAATTACAGGAAAGCGGACTACATAAAAGTAAGCCGTTTCAAATTGATAACAGGAACTACAAAAACACGTACCATGATGGAGAGTTTGAGCTTTTTTGTGTGGATATGCTGAACAAGTGCGAATCATACGATAAACTTGAAAAGCTGTTTGAAACTACGATTGACAATATACGCACCGATACAGCTCTATTAAGTGATGACCTGCAATCTGAAATAGAGAAAGCGAAAATGACAACTAAAATAACAACTCTAATATCATTTATTATCGTAGTCGCCTTATCGATGGCTATTATACTATAAAAGGAGGGTGAAAATGACACGTTTATGCATAAATTGCGGTAAGATCATAACAAAAGGTTGCTGGTGTGAGGTATGCCATTTTGCCGTGCTTGCAGTCATTATGGTGCAACAGCAAATGCTAGAAGCGGGTGAGGTGAAAATCAATCATCCAATGGAAAAAATGGAAAGTGACCAACAAACAACCATCTATACAGTTGCTCACGATACGCATGAAATAACAACAAAGAAGATAACAAGGGGTACAAAATGAGTAAAGAACTATGTCAATTAGCTAGTAAGCTACTACAAATAACATCGGAAATAGGCAATGTGGAAAGCGATGGACACAATAAACACCAAAACTTTAAATTCGTTAGCCATCAACAAATGACTGCAATTTTAAGAAAAAAACTTATAGAACATAACTTAATTATATTACCTACTGTAAAATCATACGAAGAAAAATCTTTTCCAACAAAAAGCGGAACTCAAAATGTTAGAACAATTGTTACTATGAATTTTCAAATAATCGACATAGAAACAGGGTTTTCAATCAATCAACAATTTACTGGTGCCGATCAGGACACAAGCGGGAAAAGCATGGGGCAAGCTATAACTGAATGCGTGAAAAGGTTTCAATTTAAGCAGTTTTTTGTCAACGATAAAAATGAGATTGATCCAGACAGCAAAGGTGAGGACGTGACAACTGAAGAGCAGGCAAAAACTCAAATAGGTAAAGAAATACGGTGTTTATATCCAGAAGCATCCGAAGAGAAACAGGCTTCTTTTACGGATTATTTAAACGGAAGAAAATTACATGATCTTTCACTTGATGAATTATTCAAAGCAAAAGGAGTGTTGAAATGAAACTAGATGACATAATAAAAGCAGCAAAAGAAGCTGACTTTAAAACACTAAAAGAAATGGGGTTTTTCAGCTTTGATATAAGCCTGAGAGACAACTCCATAAAAGTAATGGGTAGAGCAAAAGATACTGGTGAAGCTAGAGATATCTTTTTATCTGGATTTTGTGCAACCGATGATTGGGAAGGTGAAGAAAACACCTACACAACATTCATTAAAGATGACGTAAAAGTAACGATTTCAAAGGAGAAGAACGATGGAAATAGATAAATATAAAATGGGTGGTGCTGACTATTACCCCAGTAAGATGCGAAAATTCTCAACGATGTTTACTAAAAAGCAGTTCCCATTGATCTATCAAAAGCTTATCAGAGATAGAGGCTGGAAGATCACAGAGGTAGCAAAGATGCTGATTGAGCTTGGATATGACGCTTGGGTGAAGGAAATGCATATTCAAGAGGCACTTGAAAGGGAAGCTGAAAAGGAGAATTCCTAACAATAAGTTAAATGAACTAAAGGAAATAGAAGAACAATGCAGATTATTACTCCTGAGAGGACACGTAGAGGCTGAAAATGTTTTATCAATGGTGTTGCTTAAGATAGAGCTTTTGCGCCCTAGGATGGGTAATTATGCAGGTAAGGTAAATTGGTTGGATATTGCGAGATATCGAAATGAAAAACTAAAGGAGAAAAAGGATGATAATACTAAAAAATAATTATCGAATAGATGTTTCAGGAAGTGGATATAAACTCTTCAAACATCTTGGATTCAAAGAAAATAAAGATGGTAAGCAAGAAGAGCTCCAGCAAACAGTTGGCTATACTGGAAAGGTAGAGCAAGCCTTAACTCTTTATTTGGATGCAATCCTTAAAGATAGAATGACTGATGAAGCAATGAGTGTAAAAGAACTTAAAGCTTTTATATTGAATACTAAGTACGAGATACTTAACGGTTACTCAACGGAATTTAAAGGAGAAAAAGAATGAGAATTAATCTTGAAAAAAAGTACGTAGACAGAGCAAAGGAGTTAATCGCAGGACTAAGAAAGCACAATGTTAGAGAGCAGGAATTGATCGAACAATTCATACCGAAAACACAAAAGCTGGTTGTGTGGCTAACTAATAACAGCATGGACACATTAAGGGATTATCTCTATACTGAATTTGGTAGAGACATTCTTGTGTACTTTCAGAAAAACCACAACGGTGAAATTGGTGCATTGTACAAGGAATTGCCAGAGCTACCAGTAGCTTGTAAGGACTGCGGAGAATATCCAATTATCGATGAATCAACACAATGCCTTACTTCAGACTGTGCTTTTCAAGGGAAAATCTTTGAAGATGTAGCAGAATGGAATGCTAGAATGACTAAATTTAAAGGAGAATAATTATGAGTATGTTTGAAATATTTTTAATACTAAAACTGGATGATATTGTCATTTTTTATAAGATATTCATAGCTGTTCTACTTTTGCCTCTGGGTGCTTTATGGGGAATGCGCTACGCTGATGACATTAAATCATTGGAAAAACCAGCTATTAAACTAACTGTTGCTTGGATTGTTTTTGTAATCATGCTAGTGCTTACGCCAAACACAAAAACAGCACTCACCATGATAGCTGGAGAGAGTATAACCAATAACAAGGAAATTATAAAAACGGTTGATAAAAGCGTAGAGCTACTTCCGAAGGTAATTGAAGCCATAGATAAATACTTAGACAAAAAAGGAGAATAACCATGAATGCAAAAAACACAGAAACAGGAAAACTAAAGAAAATGCCAGCACCAATCCTTAAAAGGGATGGAACACCACTTAAAAATAAACATGAATTCTGGATAATTAAAAACGAAAACACAGATTATCCTGATGTTATTCCTTTCCAGATTGTTACTGAGAAAGGGCTTGAATACTTTCCAAAGGATTTAAAACTTGGTGACGCTGTTGTAGTTGAATTCACGCTCTCAGGTCGATTATGGGAAGGTAGATGTTTTGGTTCCAATATCGCATGGAGGGTGTCAGCAGACAACAACGATGCAATGAATAAAGGACTTGAAGCAGCTTATAATGAGGCTAAAGGTGATAAAGATGTTGAAGATCTTCCTTGGGAGTAGTAACCTTCTAATCTTAGCTTTCACAATAACGATTAATTGCAGTAAGGGGGTTGATGAAGATCAGCTCCTTTTACTTGCTTCAAAGATTCCAGTTAACACATCATTTAGGATATATCTTTGCAATCGTTATTATGTGTTGAAAAGAGGGAACACTTTTGTTGACTATATAAAGGAGAAGAAGTTATGAGCAGGATTCCTATAGATTTAACAGATAGAGAGCTGAACATAGTATATCAAGGTCTTTTCTTGCTTTTTAATGAAAGAAATGCCTACTGGAGCAAAGGGAGAATCAGGGTTTTAAACAATCTGTTGAAGAAACTAAATGAGTCAGCCAGAGAAAGAAAGGATTGTGAAAGTATAATGAGATCTTTTTACGAATTTGAAGAGGAGGATGAGTTATGAAATATACATGGAGCGACCCAGAAAGATTATGCAGAAGTCGAATGGATGACAACTTTGAAAGACTTGCAGATCTTGCAAATAAATTAAAAGCATTGGATGACCATACGATTACTAAGCTATATGAACATGTTGATGAAATGCAGCAGGAAATCGAACAGCTTAGAGATGAATTAGTCCAGTTGTTAAAACACAAGGCAGTTGATGTCGGAGGGGGAATATGAGTAAAGTAGCCAGAGCAACGATACTTGGTTTTCATTGTTCGGATATTTCAGGTGAAAGTTGTAGTTGGGGTATACCTACAGATTTGGGAACATGTCAGTTTGCAGTGGGGGGAGCATGTATCAACATAGAGACACAGAAAGAAGTAATGAGGAAAAAGATAGAATCATTCAGGAAAAAGAAGAACTACTAAAGTTGATAGAAAAAGCTAGGGATGCCTTGCAAGTTGTTCCAAAAGACAATCCACTATATTCATGGTGGCAGGGAAGGCTTGCAAGGACTACAAAGGTTTACACAGGTGCCTATGGGGAGGTGCCGAGGGTAGAAAAGGATATTAAACAAGGAGGATTATTTTGAAGGACAAATACATAAAAATATGTGAAAAAATAGTCAAACAAGGCAACTGCGATAATATTAAGTGCAATACCTGCCCATTTTACTATGGTAAATATTTTTGCTTTACATGTAGTATGAAAATATCACTTGCAAAAGAATACTTAAAACAACATGGAGGACACACAATGAACGAAAAAGATAAACTCAGTAAAGTAATCGAAGACTTAGAAAAAAGCTTGTCAGAGGCGAAATCGGAGCTTGAGAGCATGAATAATAAATACACTATGAGGCTACAGGTCAGCTGCAAAAACCTATACATAATGGTCGGAGATGGACCGATAGGGTTCATAAATAGTGCAGGGAAATGTGCCATATTAAATAATGTGCCTTACATTTCACGTTACGAACTATGGAGAGAGAACGGCATGAAGGTTGATGATTCAGTTGTTAAGTGGAGAGATGGGGGATATTGGCTTGAAAACTTCTGTTTAATGAGAATAACCCCAACTGACGACCATGACATATACAACTTTAAACATTGTTTTGCACACGACGGTTGCGAAGACGAAAACATAGTGCGCCACAAACACAACAAACGACCAATATTATTTTAGGAGTTGAAAATGGAAAAGATGGTGAAAACTAAAAAGGAAATTGAAGCTCATCTAAAGAGCAGAAAGTACTATAGAGTTTCATGTGGTGATTATTACAACGAAGCAGGGGTATACTTCACTAATTACATGTTTCGCATGTGTGGGCAAAGATACAGTGCCACAAAGGTGTTAGATCCAGATAGTCATATGTATGATTATGAATTGCATACAAAGCATGGAAGCTATCTATTTAAAAATATCTGGCTAGATGGAGGTAGTAAATGACTCCATACGTGGCACTACAACACCTGAAACTACATGATAGGATTAAGGCTTTGAAAAAGAAGATCGATGAAACAAAGGATGAGGATTACAAGTTAAAGCTTGAACAGGAACTGTTTGAGGCTGATAGGGAATTAGAGGATTTGGATAGTTAGGAGGAGAAAATGATTGACTGGGAAAAGGTTGCAGAGGATAGAGCACCGTGTTATTTTTGGCTTTTTAAGAATTATGATGACAAAATAGCTGGTAATTTACGTTGTTTTTATGGTAAAAATTTAATCCATCCCTTTGAGGCTTTAGATGGTTTTAAGTATCACAATTGCGAATTAATCCTTGATTCAGACAAGGAGAAGTACACTATTAAAGAGACTGAATATAGAGCTTGCGAGAATTGGGAAGAGTTTAAGTTTTTCTTTGGGAAGATGGCTAAAATGAAAAATTTGGATAATTATGAAACTATAAGCAATGTTTATTTCCCTGAAAGCTCAAAATATTGGTTTGAACACTGGGAACTAATAGAACCTATTAACGGATCAAAAATAATCGGGGTGCGGGTATGAAGAAACTAATAGGGAGGTGTTAAATGATGTTTTTAAACGCACTTGCAGTGTACACATTATCTGCTTGCTCGCTTCTAACACTTGTAAGTATCGCCATCATTAATCGTGACTATGATTACAAAGATCTAGGCGATCAACTTGAGCTTTTTGGCTCGATGTCAGGCAAGCCATTGTTTGTTGCTGGAGTATGTATGCTCTGGCTTATATTCGGTGGTGTGTAAAAAATCCATTGACAGGACTGATTAGTTCTGGTATCGTATGGGTAACGAATGCTGTCTTTCTCTTGCGCAAGACTAAGACAGTAATTAATTTATTGTCTTAGAAGAGGAGGACAGCATGTTCAATCAACTACAAAAATCACATGACATTCAGGAGTTAAACAATGACTAAAACAAACAAGGAAAAACTAATTCATTTTCCTTTTTACTGCAATCAGTATCTTGGAATAATGTCAGAATTAACAGCAAAAGAACGTGGTTTTTGGATCACATTACTTGCAACTTACATTGCTTCCGATGGTGTTTTTCCACCTGAAAAAAGGCTGTATAAAAGGTGTGATGTTTGTGATAAAAATGATGAACAAATAATTAACGAACTTTTACCGGAAATTGAAGAGATTGGTGATGTTATTTTAAAGACACAAAAGAAGAAATCTAAGAAGCTTAGTGAAAACGGAAGGTTAGGTGGTCTAGCAAAAGCTAAGCAAAAGCTAAGCAAATGCTTACCAAATGGGGTAGCAAAAAGCTGCCATACAGAAACAGAAACAGATACATATACAGAGATAGATAAAGATACAGAAAAAGAGAAAGAAAAAAAGAATATATACTCTGATGAATTTGAATCTTTCTGGAAAGCATATCTGAGACCATCGAAAGGTGTTAAGAAAGATGCTTATGTTTTTTACAGAAAGTTAAGTGATGAAGATAAAATCAATGCTCTTAATGGAATAAAACCATACTCAAAAACAATGAGTGAGCTGAAATACATGAAGCAAGCTGAGAGATATCTCAGGGATAGAGTGTGGGAAGGGCTAGATGCACCATCTCAGGAACAAACAGATGTATACAACTTTTAATGGAGGGAGAATTGAAACACTCAAAAGATTTTTACAAAAAAATATTCACAAAGCTTTATATCCGCTACGGCTATCATCCATTTCCAAAAGAGTTCATTGATAATGGAATTGACTTGGTTCTTGATGAGTGGGATGAATCGATTGGGATGTTTAAAGAACACCACATCTTAAAAGGACTTAATAAGTGCATCAAGTATCACGAGGATAGAATGCCTCGCCTGCCAAAGATTGTTGCATATATCAAAGCTGAAATAAAAGACAGCATAGATCCAGATGATATGGAAAAAATAGCTTCGTCTATATGTGATAAAGTTGTAGCTGAAATAAAGTCAGGGTCTATAACAACCAAGAGAGAAGCTAAAGGCTTTCTAATTTCTTTATCAGAAAGAGAAATGATACACCCAAGCATGGCATCCATTCTGATACAACGAACTACAGATTTCCAAAGTCTAAAGGGGGAAGCATGAAACATGATTCAACCATTGTGGAAACATTTCTATTTGATCACATAAAAAAAGTAGTTCCCGAAGAAGTAGCAATGCAATACTCATCTCTCATTGCAATGGACTCGAACCATGACAAGGAAAAAGCCCTTGAGGCTTCCGTAAATGCCCTGCATGATCGTTTTACTGAATTCCAATACAAAGATATAGATGCCTTTATTTTTAACGCTCAGTTAGAGTTAGACAGAATCAAGGATGAACACCTTGAATTGTTTGGTGAGCAAGATGAACACTACTTGGAATTCATTAACAAGAAGTATCATTCTGAAAAGGATCTTGTGTATGAAGGTGGAATTAAAGGTTACAGGTTAGACCACTACTGGCAACTACAGAACAAGATAGATGGCATTAGAGCTGGACTGCACATCATTGCTGCTGATCCTAATGTTGGTAAAACTTCACTTATGGTTTCAATGGCATGGGATCTGCTTGAGAGTAACAAAGATGTTCACGTTGTGTTTTACACAGTTGATGATGAGAAAGGTAAGATAACTAACAATATGTTAGCATGCATATCCAATGTATCTCAGAATAAAGTTGATAGAAAAAGGTCGGACGAAGACAGGGTTAAAGTTGATGATGCATATAATGACATTATTGGGTGGTCTGTAAATAGAAGGTTTTCAGTTATTGACTCATCTGTTTTTGAAAATGCTAATCAATTAAATCAACACATGATGAGGACTAGAAAAGAATTTAAAGATAAAGATTTAGTTATAATGGTTGATGGTTGCACAAACCTTCACATGGAAGGACAAGGTGAGGAGCGGTACAATAAGTTAGCTATGCTTTTTAAAAGAGCTTGGAAACCTACTGCAACTGGATTGCAAGCGATACCTATTATCATTAGCAATGAACTTAGAAAACGTAATGATAAATCCAGACCTAAGAAATCTGATATCAAAGGATCTTCTAAGTGGGAGTATGTTGCTGACTCAGTTATCTGCCTATCAGCAGAGGATGAGGATGCACTTAATAGTAGAACTAATATGACTGTGATAGCTGATTTAGATAAAAATAAGTTTGGTAGTGGAAAGGGCATTACTAGCCTTCTTTTCGATCCAGATTGTAGTAAATTTATACACAAAACATAAGGAGTAATTATGAGTAAACAGAATGAAGACTTACAGGTTCTTAGTTTGAGAATTGAAGATGGAATGAGATTTAACACTATTAACTGTATAGAGTTGAGCATACTGAACTACGAGAGAAAGTATTATTGGATGGTAGAGAAGGCAGACACCAACTTCGGAAACATAAATGAGTGGACAGAAATAACAGAGGGTTTATATAAAGCATTACTGAAGGATTACGGCTGGAAAAACTTTGAAAAACTACTGTCACATGAATAGTGAACAATTTGAAACCATTGTAGCTAAAGCAGATCAATATATGATGATGATGGATAAGCACCAGCAAGAAGAGAAGTGGAATGCCTATGCTATGATAGAGAAGCTTCGTGCTAAATTAGCAGGTGAGATCAACAAGACTATAAAAGAGGATGCCTACCTAGCTAGAAAGCTTGAGATTATGGAAGCTGTAGGGTTCAGGTGGAGGCATAGGTTAAACAAAGGATTGGGTGATGATATGGTTGATATTATCAGGGAGAACCGAGGTGATCCTGACGCTATAGGTAGAAAGGCTGGTGAGTATTTATTAGAGATGGAGGGATAAATGAATATGTTAAATATTGATTCTGTAATATATGATTGCGTAGATATTTTGATTAAACTAGAAAGTCCTTTTACATACCCCTATGATAGAAGGACTAATTTGCAATTAAGGATTGCACTTCACGAAAATTTCAAACTATTATTTAATACGGAGGGATAAATGAAGGAGTTAACGGTTAGGGATTTTAGGGTAGGAGAGAGTGTGCAGTGTAACTGTTCAACGGTTTGCATTTCCCAGATTACGGAAACATCAATTCAAGTTTACTATGAGGGTTTTATGGATGTTAAGCGTAGGTATTATGAATGGATTGATATTGCAGAAAACTCAATACTTAAAGTCCTAAGACGTATAGAGGATATGACTGAGGATGAATGTGTCAGTGAAGACATGATTAGAGCGATTGGTGATGAACTAATAAGTTTAGCTGTAAGTACTAATGATGGACAGAAAATACGGGGCGAACAGGTTAAGCAAATAGCTTCAATTGTAGACTACCGTGACAGAATAGGCATAGACCAAAGAGGCTACATTGACGCAGGGCTTGCGGTTGATCTTAACGAGTTAAATGCAAAGGAGGTGGAGTGATGATGTATTTAAATAGTCGAAGACAGAACGAATTAATAGCAGCTTATTTTACAAATAAAGTCAGATTTAAATATAGCTTTAAAGAGTTAATAGACAGAAACCCTACAATACACATAGAAAATATCCTTGAATTCCTAGCATTTGTAGACTTGAAAAGGGAAGGAAGTGATTTCTATTTTTCTGGAGCTACTAATTTTGGTTTAAAAATGATACTTAAGTTGTTTCCAAATTTCAAGTACGAAGATGTGGTTGGCTTATTAGAGGACTGCACGGGTGGTAATGGCGGTATCGGTAACACTAAACTCACCGCCCTATTTAACCTAATGATGGTTAATGAGGATGTTAATGATATCTATTCATCTTTCGGGATATATTCATTAATTAATAATAGATGTGACCGTTTGGGCGTTGACTTTTCTAGCCCTAATGATGTGTTGAAAAATCACAATATAATTTCTGCTTTTGTGTGGGGTTTAATAAAGAATCATATAGTAAAATGCAATAACAATAACGTTAGCTTTGACTGTTTTATTACCGCTTCTGGTGGTTTTCTGCACAATAAAAAAATATTTTTTAGTATGGTTCAGCAACAAAGTAGCAACCAACTGTTTACTAAATTTGACGCAGGGCTTGCGGTTGATGCAAAGGATGTGCAAGGTGAGTAAAACGCAGGGCTTCGAGGTAGGCGAAAAAGTAAAAGTTTCCTACGTCCACAACATACGTGATATAAAAAAGTTTGTTGGTGAAATAGTATTGTTTAAAAATAAATGGAATAGGGTTGTAG